AGCGATGGCGGTTATGGTTTGATTCGATTTCATCTACTGCTTCCTGCCCGATGCGGCTAATCAGTTCGACGCGATACGGAACGAGATTTCCGCTTTTGTGCTGGTTGCACACCACGCATTGCTTGTGAATATTGCGTTCATCAAATCGGAGTTGAGGTGCCGCAGCAGTTGTCCGGTAATGTCCGGCATCCCACTGAGCAGACGTGAGCGTTCCGCACGAGATACATGGTAAGTCGCGGTCTCTTTCTCTGATGAAGGCGTTTACGGCTTGTTGGGCTTGTTTAATCCAGTAACTGCGGGGCTTTAAGGCGAGTTTTCGAATCTTCAGTTTATCTTTCTGTTTCTGCTCCTCTCGTCGTCGTTTCTTCTCTGCTGCTTTTTCCGCTTTTTCGCGTTCTTTACTTCGTCGTTCGAGTGCTAATTGAGTTCCGTGTTCCGGGCAGCACCACCACTGATTTGAGAATGCCGGGTGAAACCATTCTTTGCATATTTTGCATTTCCTTCGCGCTGGTTTAGCCATTAAGCAGCCTCCCCTGTTACTTTCAGCATTCCGTTATCGAGCAGCTTTCTGGTCAGCCACTGTTGACCACGCCCGGTGATTTTTGTGGTGAACGATATCTGTATTCCGTGATTTGTGTTGACCGCTGTTTCTTTCACTGTGAAATAGCCGCGATCCATATATTCCTGCATTGGCACATTGCGCCGGGCACCTGAAGTAATAAGGATTTTGTGATCGCGCATCCACGCAAACAGTTTGTTTGGACCAATTCCAACAACCTTTGCATAGTTTCCAATCAAAATTCCGCTGGCCTCGCCAACGCGATCGGCAAACTCAACTTTAGGTGCTGCGAGAGCAAGCTGTTTCTCCAGTTCAGCCTTCTGGTCTTCAAGGTCGGCCGCAAGGCGCAATGCCTCAGAAAAGGTTTGTGGTATTTTCGCGGTTGCCCCTTCGAGTTCTCGCCAACGGTCAACAAGACGAGCGGTGAATTCCGGCGACAATTGGGCAACAACGACAATACTGTCTCGCTTACCTTGTTCGCCTTCGAAGACGTAATGCTCGTACTGAACATTGAACCCTAAGTTATTGATTCTTTCGGAAACCTCAATTTGAGGAAGCCGGATAACACCATTTTTAGCCAGCGTTTCGATGGTACGTTTCACATTGTCATGACGCTTACCAACCAACTCAGCGATTTCAATGCTTGTCATTTTAATGACGTTGCTATTTATCAGCTCGTTCATTGTCATGTCCTCTCATATTGAAAATTCAGCAATAAAAAACCCAGCCGAAGCTGGGTTTGTTAAGTTGTCAATTGTCAGTAACGATGCAGTGAAGGCGGCAACTCTTTGTTCTTAAGCCTTTCCCATGCCAGAAGGTTCGTCGGCCCGTCAGGCTCATAAATATCTATATCCCGCGTGTGATTAATTAAAACGCCCCTCGCCCTCCCGATGGTATACGAGAACTCATAGCCGTAGTCGTGGCATATGCCGGAATAGCCAGACTGAATCAGTTTTAATGCGGGATACAACTCACGGAACAATGCCTGTGAGCGGTTGGCATAATCCCACAGCCATACAAGGCTGTCTGTTTCTTTTGCGGAAAGCCCGTTGAGCTTCTTCTCTTGTTTGCCAGTATTTTTCTCGCACTGGCTGAAATAGCAGTCTTCCAGTTTTTCGAACACTTCCCACGCCTGATCAGTTTCGAGCATTTTTGCGTGACGGGCTGCGCCTCGTTCTGTCCAGAGGATGAGGGAGCGAACATTGCGGGCGATTTTCACAGAGTAACTTTCTGTTACCTCGCGGCTAACAGACTCGCTTAAAGATAGTCTGTGCTTGAACTCACGTAGTTCATTCCCTTCCAACTTAAAGAAATGTTTTCCCTGTACAAATCGCGCAGAGTTACGGGAAAAATTCATTTTTATATTGACTGTTTCAGTGCCATACAATTGCGCCAATAATTCTGTAGTAATTACGGGGATCTGGTTGTAGGCAATTGGGGAAAGAGTTTCAACGGAAATTTGAGTCGCCATGACAACGCCCTCTGGTTGATGAATTTAACTATCACCACCGTCAGGTGCAAATCTTTGGGTGGTGAGACGTACAGGGTTTGCACTACCGGATCAACCAACCGGCGAGCCTTTCGGCTCCCCCATACGCCCCACCATAATTCAGATGTGCGTGTGCTTACGACAACAAAAAACACGCTCGCGGCGTGTGTCTGTCGCGGTTGAATATCCGGGGTGCAAATCCCGACGCCAGATTTTGCTGGCGCGTGAGGAATATAGCCCCGAATAAATCATCACGTCAATCACCTTGTATTCCTCGCACGATGTCTTAGCCACCGGATATCCCACAGGTGAGCCGTGTAATTGAAGGTTTTAACGTCAGATTCTTTTGGGATTGGCCTGGGTTTATTTCTGGAACGTTTCGTTGGAAGGTAATTGCAGTTTTCACAGATTATGTCGGTGAAACTTCGTCGCTGTCGCCTCATGCCACCCTGTCTCCCCATCTTGCTTTCATTGTTTCATTTGCAAATCGCCAGAATCTTCCTTTGTGATATGAGCTTTCGCCATTACAGCAACGACTAATTGACGAACTATCAAATCCTTCTCTGACAGCATCCATAGCTGCTTCATAATAAACCTCCTCCCCAGTTTTCATGTCAGTAGAAATAACAGCTTTACTGGCAGGATGATCACCACTAAATTTACCTAGCGATATAGGTATTCTTCCATTTTGTTTATATCCGTGCTTTGAGTTTTCAGAATGTGATACCCATTCAAGGTTTTCAGCCCTATTGTCATCTCTTTGCCCATTTTTGTGATTAACTACCAAGCCATCACAGAACCCTGTACAGAATGCTTTCGCAACTATCCTGTGGGCGCTGTATTTCTTACCGTATACCTTTATTTGAAGATATCCTGTCGACTTGCACTTGAATGGTTTTACGCTAGTGCCATTAATTATTTTCTTATATGGCCTCTGTCTGGTTGATGTTACTGTAATTTCCCTCGTAATAGACCTGAAATTTCCTTTATTGCTAACCTGATAAAATGGAATTCCTTCGATATCTACCCAAACCTCAATCATAATTCCTCCATTCGCTAAGATTAATTGAGTTCATGGCACAATATGCTTCTATGTAGTCCATTATTTCGGATATTTTTTTTACAGATAGAGTCGCCGTACTCTCTCTGATGTTTATTAGCTCACCTTCTAACCCTGATATAATCTCAGGGTGCTGGTTGGTTGCAATCTGCCAACCAGAAACGAATAACCCCTTCCAAAACTCAATATTTCTTGCTTTTCCATGATATGTAGCCTTCTTACTTATTTCAGATAGCATCGCGTGAAGGCGTGCATTTTGCCGAATGCTGCGGTTGCGCTGCTTAAACTCGACAATGATGTCTAAATCGCATGTCCTAAGATACTGAATGGCGTTATATCTTATAGATTCATTAGTAAGGTGATATTTGACACATTTCATTTTAATACCTCGCAAATTCGCCGAAACATTCATCCGCTTTATTTGCATATACTTTATGAGCTTCCTTTGGGTCATCGTAAAACCCAAGATTAACTTTCCTCTTGTTGATTACGATTTGCGCCCTCCATTTTCTTGATTTCTTATCCCATGAAACGCCTTTATATCCTGATTTGTTATTTGCCTTTTTGTTTACGTTTTGGATGTTTTGAGATCGAGTTGCCAATCTAAGATTTGCTATACGATTGTCATCCCTAACGAGATTTATGTGGTCGATATCACTTTTTGGTAGACTGCCATTCATATAGAGCCACGCCAGCCTGTGTGCCTTATAAAGTTTTCCATCGACTTTTATTACCCAGTAGCCTTCGCTACTCTTATGCCCTGCGATATCCCCAGCATTCATTCTCTGGCATTTCTTTACTTTCCATGTGAATTTCCCTGTTAACTCATCGTAGAGAAGAACTTCTTTAAGTCTCTGCTGAGTTATTTGATTGATTGGTTTGGTTGGGTCTGGAAGAATTTGCTGGATAGCTTGAATGGCGTTCTGCTGATGGATGGGGCTTCTTAGTTCAAATGTTAGTTTCCTCATCACCCTTAATCCTCTCGAAGTTCTTCTCGAAGTTTTTGGTGTCGAACACTGACCACCGACCATTATGAATGGCGTATGCACAGGTCTTGTTTTCGTCCTGATAAACTACCCTTACCTTGCGATAAAACCGTGGCTTAATCTCTCTGAATATTTGCTCGCTCATGCTCACTCCTTCACTTTAAATCCAGACTCCGGATAATTCTGTTGCGCTGAAACTCATTGTTGAGTTTGAACAACCGTCGAAGAACACGGTCACGCGGATAGCGTCGTGCGGCAGGTGAATGCTCATACAACTCATCAAGCGGCAAACTGGACGATGAACGATACCGATACCAACGCACCAACTCTTCACGAAAATTAGCCCTGACAAGCTCAGCTATCGTACTCATTTCTTAAAACCTCCTCAAACGCATTCTGACGCATTTTTCATTCTCGCTGCTTATTGGCATGCCTTGCACGCGTTTACCTCGCTACAGAGCGATTGTGATGCCTTAAAAGCGATTTATTGAAGTGATATTTGCTTAATCGAAATTCTTTTCTTTGATTCCTGCGGCCCTGATGGCTTTCATTACTGCAATTACCGTTTTGTCACGCCCATCCTCATAACCCATCGCATAAGCACCTTCTTCACCATCTTTCCAAAAGTCGTCATTCGATTCGGGCCAGTCGATATCCAGTTCAATAGCAGAGCGCGATGCCTGCCATATCACCCAGGCAAACTCTTTTAATTCATCGTCTCCCGTGAACTGGCTTTTGTCTTTTGACCACCAGTTTTCAAACTGTCGGTAGCTATCGTTCACTTCCCTCTCCCCCAAATAAAAAGGCCTGCGATTACCAGCAGGCCTGCTATCAGCTCAGTGATGTAGATGGTCATTTAATACTCCGTCACGTTTTCCTGTCTCCACGCCTCGTCATATTCCGATTTCGGCATATTGGCGATGTAGCTATATGGAGATCCTGATTCAAGTTGCAGGAACTGGTGCGATTGCTCGTCAAGGAACAACGGGATACCACCTTCCCAACCTTCACCGTTACGTTGTTTTTCAAGCAACAAAACAGATGCCGGAGACACCAGTAGCTGTTCGTCCTTCTCTGACATCTGTTCACCGCTTTGAACTCTCTGTAACGCTCTCTCGCGAGCCTTGTTACGCCAGATGATAAAAAGGTTGTCTGTCAGGTCTGTTATCGCTCCAGAGCCTTTTACGTCCATTTTCCCGGTTGGTTTTTCTTCGCTGTCTCCTTTTCGCGAGTGAGTAACGAGAATGACGTGGGAGTTTGTTTTGTTTTTGAAGTCGCAAATCGAGTCAACAAACGCCTTCTGCCCGTTATAGTCATCGTCGCCTATGCCACATTTCATCAGGCTGTCGATGATGAATAACTGGATACCGTATCGGCGGCGAGCGTAGTCGAATATTTCGATCAGCCTGTCGGCTTTCGCCGTTCCGGTCAGGCCAAACACCCAAAGTCTTTCGTCATAAAATTTAAATGCAGAGTCAATTTCCAGCACTGGCGGCATCTTGCAGCACGTCGCCTGACGGGTAAGGCGCTTAAGGAGAATACCAGGCTTCAGCTCAAGTGACGCGATGCACGTCTTCACACCCTGACGCATTGCCTCAAGTGCCATATGCCCGACAACCTCCGTTTTTCCGTGACCGTTCACACCATTGACCAGCGTCAACTCGGCCTCACGGAACTGGAATTTATCTGCCAGAGATTCCCACGGTGGATTAAACAGATACTGCTGCTTGCCGTAGAAAGCGTTGATAGTGTCCTGGTAAAACTCTCGCGCGCTGTAGAGTTCTTCAGGATCGAAGTAGGATGCCGTGCCGATGTACTGCCAGATTTCATCCTCGGTAACACCGTTCATCAGGCATTCGTTGATGTCTTTGTACGGCAGAGTAACAAGACGGCAACGATGTTCACCGAGTCGGCTTGCGATTTCCCTTGCGGCTTCACGACCAACATCATCAACATCCATCGAGATGAATATTTCCTCAAACCTGTCGAGGTTGTGATACTCAAACTCAATCCACTGCTGCTTAGCGCCTTTCCCGCCACCAAACGGCACGGATAACGCCGAGATGCCGTATTGCGCATAGCTCATACAATCAATTTCGCCTTCGCAAAGTACAACCGCCCTCACGCCAGCGTCCAGAGCCTGCCATCCGAACAGACAAGGTTCGCAATCACCTTCTGCCATAATGACTTTCTTCCCGTCCGGGCGCTCAGTGCTGATTCGCTTGACCTGCAACAACTCACCATCGCGTTTGTACGGAAGCACCAGAGCATCCAGTTCCCGCTCTCCATTCCACACCTTGCCGCTGACAACCTCGTAGCGCTTTACGACTTCTGGCGATATGCCACGCGATTGCAGGTACTCAAGATGGGATTCTGTTCTGGTAACGTAACTGGCGATTTTCTTGCGATCAGGTCTGGAGAATTTCTTCTCACGTCTGGCATCGAAATGGTGATCGTCATCCTTGATACCGAGAAATGCTTTCGCTTCCTGCATAGCCTGATGCAGGTTAATTCCACGACATGCCATCCACAAATCAAGCATGTCACCGCCGTCTCCCTCAGCGAAATCAGCCCATTTTTTCTTGCCGCTAAGGTTGACCTTAAGGCTGTTTCCCTTGTCACCGTTAACGTTACCGGCAACCCACTCATGCCCCTCTTTCTTGCCGTTTGGCAACAGGTGCGGAGCCACCCTGTCAACCTGCGCCCAAAGCAGGTCGCTCAGTTCACTTGGAGTCATTACGCTGACCTCAGATCGAGACGGTTAAACCAGAACTCAACGAATGCAGAACTAAGCCAGCCATGGTTATAGCCAGCGATAAGTAACGATTTGATTCTGGATTTCATGGTTCACCTGTCGAAAAACACGTAGCCAGTTTTCGATACGGTGATTGCGGATGATGGTTTGGATTGTGGTTGAATAGTTTCTGGCTTCTCGTCGTTCCAGCGTTGACCGTTCAGGTAGCTCGATGGTAACAACCTGTCGAATCCGAACTGCTTACCATTCCTGCATGCGATGTCTTCTGCCAGCATCGTGGCAAACTCGCTTGCCGTACCCCTGGTAGTTTTACGCCATTCCCTGAACTGTGTTCTGAATGCTGAAGCTGCGTTTTTCTTCCCGGCTTTCCGCATGCCTGCACACCAGAATATTTCCTCGAATGCCTTGTCGGTTTCTTCGTGACGGTCAGGAGTTTTTTCCCACTCCGTTCGGACATGTTCGAACATAATGTTTTTAGGTTCATTGACTGGTTCAAAAGAGTGATAGGTTCTGGGGGCAGCTCCTGCCCCACCCCCTAGGGCAGCTCCTGCCCCACCTGATTCTGGTGGGATTTGTTGTGCATTATCCAGCGTCAGATAAAAAACGTTTGACTGGTTAAGCTCTCCTTTTCTTCTGCATTCCCTTTTCAAAAGACCCATCTCTTCCAGTGCCCTAATGTGACTTTTTACTGTCGATCTGCTCACCTCACACTGGTCAGCGACATGTTGATATGAAGGCCAGCATTCGCCATTATCATTGGCGTTATCGGCAAGTTTAATCAGAACCAGTTTTCTCAGTGGGTTGCCAACCTTTATATTCATGGCCTTAGCCATAAGATTCATGCTCATTTTGACTTCTCCGAAGTTTTGTACCTGTTAAGTATTTCTCTCAGTGGCACAGCTATTGCTGGATTAACTCCCTGATAAAACTGGTCACGTAGCACATCTTTTCGGTGATTAACGCGTTTATTTTCCTGCGTTTTTCGCATATAATTACCTCGTTGGATGTTGTTAAAATTCCATTTGTATTTGATCAGAACGCTCGGTTGCCGCCGGGCGTTTTTTATTGGTGATTCCATCAAGCGCATACTTAAAAGCCCTGCTAATCGGACTGATGTCTGATGCCATTCCGAAAGCACACAGGACCGAAGCAATAAACCGCCAGTCCGTTCTGCTTATCTTCGATTCATGACAGCCAATCATCTTTGCCAGACCGCGCTGGGTAAGCGTTGACAGGTTGATGAGTAAATCCGTTTCTGCGCGATCAACGTCGCGCTGGGATAGTTTGCTGTAACTTGTTTGTGTCATTTCTTAATATTTCCAATAGTGAATAGTTAGTTGAAAGGTATGCGTGGAAACGCATATGGCCTTAGTTGGTCAGATATCTTGGGACTCGCTTTTCAGCGACGTAGGACGAATGTCCGTTGTTACAAAGAGCGGGTACTGCTTAGGCGGCTTTGTTACTGGATGGAGGGAAAACATCATCCAAAGAACATTGGCACCCTAACTTCCTGAGGCCTTCTACGATCTTTCGGCAATCGTTAAGTCTAGGAGTACGGATATTCAGCTCATAGTTGGCGATGCGGGATTGCCCCCAACCAATTGCCGAAGCCAGTACAGCTTGCGAAACTCCGATTTTTTTTCGCTGCTGGGCAATTTTGTTCATTGCGGTCTCCCTAGTATTAATCACACACCCATTACACACAATTTGTGATTAACAGTCAACCTCAATTCGTGTACAGAGTTCAATCACGTTGCGTGTTACATTTAAAGGATGAAAACGATGCATGAAATTATCGGGGAAAGGATCAAGTCCCTTAGAGAAGCTAAAGGACTTAGCCAGGCTCAATTGGCCAAGCTTTGCGGCTGGGCTGCGCCTTCACGCCTGGGGAACTACGAGTTAGGAACAAGAAAGGTTAGCGCGGATGACGCGCTGGTTCTTGGGGCGGCACTCGGCGTATCTCCGGCAAAAATAATGTTTGGCGAGGATTCAGACGCTGTATTTCGCCAATATGAGTACCCGTTATTTTCTTCAGTGCAGGCCGGGCCGTTTTCGGAGGTTGGAAGCTACACAGCAAGCGATGCAAAGGCATGGGTCCCAACGACCACAAAAGCCAGCGAAAAAGCTTTCTGGCTTGAGGTGAAAGGCCATTCTATGACTGCGCCACAGGGCGTAAGGCCGAGTTTTCCTGAGGGTATGCTGATACTCGTTGATCCGGCCGAGCCGGTAGAGTCTGGGGATTTCTGCGTGGCTTCTGCAAATGGTGATTCAGAGGCAACGTTCAAGAAGTATGAGAAGGATGCAGGGGTTAGTTACTTGGTTCCATTGAATCCGGCATACAGAACCCTGGACTGCGATCACACATGCCGCATCATAGGCAAGGTAGTTAAGGCTCAGTGGCCTGAAGAGACGTTTGGATGATGGATGGTCGCAGAGATGCTCGTAGAGCATACAGCGATGCAGGAGAATTTATGGCACTTAATTTAGAAAGAATATCTTTTATAACCCCATTTGATAGCAGCGAAGAACCCAACCAACCGACGCTTAATTTTACATGCAATGAATTTCCTGCGCGGCTATCGATTGATTTCAGGGTTGGTATGATCGGGTTGAAACCAAATTCAAGATATAATTTGGGTATTATGGTAATCCCCGCGCACCTAATTATAAAAAAAGGTGAGGAAATTCAATTCCCTGACGGCTCTTCGGAATCAGTTTCACTTTTCATCGATACGAAAGATAGCCATTTTGAAACAGGGGTTGGCGGACAGGTAATAGTAACATTGAAAGAAATTAGGGTCCCAGCTAAAGGGCTGTATAGTGTTATAGGGATATTGCAAGATAATGAAGACCCTAAAAATGAACTTCATAAAAATGAATCATTTTTCACCGTAGAGCTATTATGAGTGACGACAGTAATTTAAATAATCATGGAAAGCAAGACACCAACATATCTGAAAGCCGGAGGTTGAAGGTTGTTGGCGGTTCCGATTTTGAGGCTGAATTTGATAATTCTCCCACCAAGGTGCAAAATAATTACATAAAACCGCCACAAACGGAGGAAGAAGTGGGAACGATCAGCAGAGAGGAACTTGATGCTCGCTTAGCTGCTAATAAAGCAGAGATGGAGTCTATTGC